CAGCACGGCCGAGTCTTATCTGGTGGAACTGATAACCGGCCGCTTAGGTGAGTTTGCGGCCGGCGTCGTTGCGTCCCCGTTCTATTCGCTTTGCGATCGGTTAGCAGGCGGCGCGCCGGCCGGCGTCAAGATACCGCCTGTCGCGCTCTTGCACGCGTTAAACGAATCCGGTTGGATAGACTTGGGCCGAATCAATACGCGCGAACATACGAGCAAGAAGCAACTATTCTGCGCGCCTGACATGGCGGACAAACCGAAAGCCGAGTTGCGGCGCATGGTAGAGGAAACCCCGTCGCCGGCTTTGGTGCGCGTTAAATAAAAAAGACCCGACGTAAAGTCGGGCCAAAGTGACGCGCTGATCGCGTCGCCGGCGGGAGCGTGCCGGCTTACAATCGTCTCATGAGAATCAACAGAGCGGCAAAAAGTTTAATCAGAATCATTAGTCGCCCTCCGACAAATAATCGGCCGCTTCGGCTTCTAAGCGGCTAATCGTCGCGTCGTTCAAATAATCGGCTATATCAGCCGGACTGTCGCCGACATGCGCATGTACTAGCCAAGCGGTAGCGTTGACGCCGACGGCCCGATCGGCCGGTTCGAAGTCCACCCAAAGCCTGAAAAGCACGTCGTCAAGCAGAATTTCCACGCGCTCCAGATAGTGCGTATAGGTACGCAGGTTTGATCCGGCCACGGCGGCCGCGTCGTCGCGTGCGTTATTCATCATTGGACACCTCAAACAGTGGGATTGACGGATCATACTGAGCGGCCGTGACGGCGCTGGCGCCGTGATATTTGAGCGCCTGTAGGCAGTTGAGCGCGTCAAAGCGCTTTATATACTCGGCCGTCGACGTGACGCCGGCGGTATACGTCGGAAATTTGCGTATATCTTTTGGCTTTTTCGGCTTGTACGGTTTGCGTGCGAGCTTGGCTAATTCGAGCGGGTCGCGATCAAATTTGACGCGATACGTGGTATTGTCAATCTGTATTGTTTGCATAATTCCCCCTCCATTAAAACGGATTATTCAACCCAAAAAGCGGATTTTCTTTGTTGCGCTGTTGGTTCATTCAATGCGTACCATTCAAGCCAACCATACTTTTTGTTGCGTACGGCTATATCGTAAAGAATAACGTCAGAGAAATGAGGTGATGTAAATTTGACAATTTGCCCCTCAAATTCGGGTTTTGTTGGCGCATTGGTTCCGGTTTTCATTTGTCTAATCCCCTTTTCAAATAGTGCAGCAACCGCAGCACGGCGCGTCGATACACCGGCCGCGTGCATTTTGATAATAGGTTTTCGGGCCGCGCTCGCCGAATAGTGTTATCGCGTCGACCTTAGTCACGCGCCGATCCAGCAGCACGGCGCGGCCCTTAGACCATTGGATGACGTCGCCTGGTAATATTCGCGCGCCTGTCGACGCGCACGTGCCAGGGTATCGTGCTGTTATCGTTTTCATTTGCTTACCCTTTCGATTAATAGTCACGGCCCTTGATTTGAACGAATCCGCCGGCGTCGCGTTTTGCCTTGCCTTTTGCGTAGAGTGCTACTACTACGCCGGCCGGCTCAATATGTCGCACGTCTGTATCGTCACCGTCAACGACGGGCCAGCCGCGAAACTCGGCCGGAATATCGCTCTGGCGCTGAAATACCACGGCCGTGCGTTTATTAGCCGGATTCGTTAAACCCTTGATTGAAATCGGTTTCGGTGTGATGGCCGAAAACGAATACGTTAAATCATAGTTTCCGGCCGTTTTCCCTTCAAGCTTGCGGCTCGGATGCTTGGTGTAATCATAGAATTGCACGTCCGCGAATAGCTGGAAAATCGTCCGGCCGTCGATCTGGATGTTTTCAAACGGAATATCGCTTGTACCATTTGGCCGCACCAAGGGTATTAGACCAAGCTTTTCAGCGCGCCGTGCGTGCGTCCAGATATCTGCGCAGAGTGAGAGCATAAACGCGCGCTGATTGTCATAAAAGAATGATGTTTTCGCGGTCCGCGCGCGCTGCGTACTGTTAAACGCGCCACGGCCGGCCGATTTCAGGCAAGGCTCGAAACATCCGGCCATCTGCGCAAACGGGCAAAGCTTTTCATCCGGCACCAAGTAGCAAATGGCCGTTAAATAGCCGATTTTTTCACCCTTGATTGTCTTAGCGGACGATTCGCCCAGGATAGGACGATAGGGCAAACCCTCAGCGCGCAATTGTGTTTTGAACGGATTTTTCATTTTTATAGGCTCCCGAATAGTTATTAGAATGCCAAGCAAAAGAAAAGAAAAGCGAATAGCGCGCCGAAGCCGATCAGCGCGCCGATGATTTCCAGGATTGAAGGGTTTTCCATTGTGTGCGCTCCGCTTAGATAAATGACAGGCCTGTCACGCGGTAGCACGCGCCAGATTCGGTTTCGACGTCGATAGTGCCGAATTTGTGTACGGCTAAGACAGTGACAGTCTGCAGCGCGCCGTAAACGGACAGTTTGATTTTTTGGCCAACGATAGGTTTAGTCATTTTTCGCTCCAATGGCGGCCCGCTTGCGCGGGCCTGGTAGGTTTAGACGTAATTCCAAGGCTTGGCGCCGACGGATTTCGCGAATTGTTTCGCGTCGCGCTTTTGCGCGAAAGTGTGCTCGGCAATAATGTTTTCTAAGATCGGTTTGACGCCGTTGACGATAGTAAGTTTCCAACCGTCGCGGGTTTTAGTGAGGTGCGCTGTCGTCATTTTTTGCTCCCTAATTTAGTGACAATTGTCACGGTTTATGTCGCACTGTCGGCGCTTGGTTTTGTTTTGCGCCTGAGTTCACTTTATACAGACTCTTTTCGACACTGTAAAGAATTATTTTACAGTCTAAGCGAAAAAGTTTTTTGTGTAAGGGTTTTCCTTACGATGCACGTCATGCACGTCATCATGCACGTCATGATTTTGGGACAAATGACGTGCATGTTTTGCTAGGCTGGGCGCGGCTTTTGGCCTTATGCACGTCATGCACGTCATCATTTTTGAAGTTTGTCAGAAATTGAGATAAATGTTAAATTTCGACAGCCGCGCCGTTTAACATTTGGGGAGCGCGCGATTAAAATCGCATGACGTGCATGACGTGCATGACGTGCATACAATTTTGACAAGTATGGCTAGACCACCGATTTTGAACCCTAAAAGGTTCACGCGAACATTGACGGATGAGCAACTAAAAATATTATTGGCGGCCGGCGCCGGTAATACTTCGGACGGGTTCAAAATGATATTAGATTGCTATCAAACCCTTTATAACGCCGGCGTAAAAGATAGTAGCAAATTGGAAACTATCTTGAATCGTTTTGACAAAATGAGAACATAGCTAATTAATATCGTTTCGGCGCATGCTTTTCAGGTCCTGGGAAAATGCACCCGCGCACCCTCTCGCATTTACTTTTTGCTAACAGCTATCGCCGCCAGGTTATCGATAGTCAACCCCTCACCCCAATAGCCGGCCACTATCGCCGCGCATACTGCGCCACATAAGCAGCATTATGTAAAACGCACGCGGCCGCTCGCTGATAGCCGACCGCTATCGATCAGTTGCTTTTCTGATAACATTGATGGGGGGGAGGGGGTCTGCTGCTGTCATAAAATTTGCGGGTGCCTCCAACCCACAAAAGAAAGCAATTTGGCTACAATGCTTGCGAGCTTTCCAACTGGAGAAAAAGCGATGGCAACGGAATACAAAGCCCCGCGCAAACTGCCGATGACCGAGAGTCAGAAGTTGAAGGAGTTGCGCAAGATGATGGTCGAGGGGCGCGGCAAGGCGGTCGTGCAGAAGATCATCGACATTGCGCTAGAAGACGGCCACCCTGGCCAGATGGCGGCGTTGAAGATGTGCGTCGACCGCACACTGCCCATGAGTATGTTCGAGAAGGGCAACGGCCAGCGTAGCGCCGTGACCATCAATATCACAGGACTGGACGGCATTCCGCTCCAGATCGGCGCACCCAGCGCCACCGAGCCGCTGACGCTGGAGATGGAGACGCCAACTGATGGCTGACTTGAACTTTCAGCTGCTGCCGTGGCAGCAGACGGTCTTCTCCGACCAGACGCGCTTCAAAGTCGTTGCGGCCGGGCGGCGGTGTGGCAAATCCAGACTGGCGGCGACCACCTTGCTAATTGAAGGGCTGCGCTGCCCGCCGGGGTCAGCCGTGCTGTACGTCGCGCCGACCCAAGGCCAGGCGCGGCAGATTATCTGGAACGTCTTGTTGGACTTGGGCAAAGACATCATCGCCAACAGTCACATCAACAACCAGGACATCACGCTGATTAACGGCGCAACCATTTATGTGAGGGGCGCCGACCGGCCGGATACGCTGCGGGGGGTTAGCTTGACCTACGCCGTACTCGATGAGGTGGCGGATATCAAGCCCGAGGCGTGGGAGCAGGTCATTCGGGCGTCCTTGTCAGACAGGAAAGGGCGTGGGTTGTTCATTGGCACGCCCAAGGGCCGCAATTGGTTCCATGACCTGTACAAGTTGGGGCAGACCGAGCAGGACAGCGACTGGAAGAGCTGGCACTTCACGACCAAAGACAACCCGTTAATCGACCCGACGGAGATCGAGTCGGCGAAGAAGACCCTGTCGAGCTTTGCATTTAAGCAAGAATACATGGCCAGCTTCGACAACGCGGGTTCGGACGTGTTCAAGGAAGACTGGATCAAGTACAGCGACGAGCCGCAGTACGGCAGCTACTATGTGGCGGTGGACTTGGCCGGGTTTGAGGAGGTGGCCAAGCAGGCGGCGAATTCGAAAAAGCGGTTAGACGAGTCGGCGATCGCGATTGTGAAGGTGACGGAGGACGGCACCTGGTGGGTCAAGGAGATTTGGCACGGGCGCTGGGACATCCGGGAGACGGCGGCGAAGATTCTGATGGCCATGCGCGACTATCGGCCGATGAGTGTGGGGATCGAGCGCGGGGCGCTAAAGAACGCGGTTTTGCCGTATTTGAGTGACTTAATGCGGAAGAATAATGTATATTCGCACATAGTTGACCTGACGCATGGCAACCGAAAAAAAGCCGACCGGATAATCTGGGGACTCCAGGGTCGCTTCGAGCATGGCAGGATCGTGCTAAACGAAGACGGCGACTGGGAGACATTCCTCGACCAACTGCTGTTGTTTCCTGCGCAGGGCGTGCATGATGACCTGCCCGATGCATTGTCCTACATAGACCAGTTGGCCGTAACCTCTTACTTTGCGGACGACGCGGATGATGATTGGGAACCAATCGACGTGATCGCTGGAGTGTGAGATGGATCAAAACGACTTTGATCAGCCGGATGAGGCCGATAAAGAGTTAGTTGCTTTTGTTACCGACCATTGTGATCGGTGGCGTACCTACCGAGATATCAATTTCCTGCCGAGCTGGGAAGAATACGAACGTATCTTCCGTGGCGAATGGGCAGTCGAAGACAAGACCCGCGATTCCGAACGCTCCCGCCTAGTCACACCGATGACGCAGCAGGCGGTGGAGACTCGCCACGCCGAGATCATGGAAGCGATCTTTGGCTCGGGCGAATACTTCGACATCGAAGACGACTTGAAGGACATCGACGGCAGCCCACTGGACGTGGAGATGTTAAAGCGCCAGTTGATGGAAGACTTCAAGAAGGACAAGATCAGGAAAGCTATCGACCACATCGAGTTGTTAGCTGAAATCTATGGCACCGGCGTTGGTGAGATCGTCGTTGGCATGGAGAAGGAGTACATCCCGGCCACGCAGGCGATTCCTGGCCAAGTAGGGCAGGCGGCCATTGGTGTGGTTGAGAAGCCGCGCGTGTCGGTCAAATTGGTGCCGGTGAACCCGAAGAACTTCTTGTTTGACCCGAACGGCACGACGATCGACGACTGCATGGGCGTGGCGATTGAGAAGTACGTCTCGATCCACAAGGTGGTCAAGAACATCGAGCGCGGTATCTACCGCAAGGTCGACATCACCCCGACGTATGCAGAGACTGATCTGGAGCCTACGCAAGAGATCAGTCAGTATCAGGATGAGAAGGTCAAGCTCTTGACCTACTACGGCTTGGTGCCGCGTGAGTATCTGACCGGCAACGACGAGGACGTGGTCGAGCTGTTCCCCGAGGACTCGGCGGCGGAAGATTATCAAGACATGGTCGAGGCGATCGT